GCTAATTTATTAATTTTAACCTCTGAATCATCACCATTTGCCATTCCATCTGAAATATACTCCAAGACACATAGTTGTCCTGCCATTCCAGAACTGAAATTAATAACTCCTGATGCTTTATCTATCTTATAAGTAGGGTTAACATTAGCTGTTTCAGTATTTAACCCATAACGCTTACCGATAGGGTATTGGAAGTACCATATATTATCATAATTCCACCCTTCGTAACCATTATATATTCCTGAACCTAAATAAATACTTGCTTCTTGCTTAAATATTCTATCATAATCAAGTATAGACATACCCTCAAGTACGTTTCCATCTTGGTCAAACAGAACGTTACAATTATTGTCTTGTAAATATGAATTACTGCTTAACGCTTGTATATTCTCTGATAATGGTCTTAATATTCCATCTGCAAGTAATGATATTCTAACGTAATTAACGTAATCGTTTGGCAATATATATTTAAGGTCATCACAAACACTCATTTCAAGGACTTTAATCTCTTTCAAAGCGTCGTAATTTATTTCTTGTATGCCACGTTTTGCATGAAACAAAACATTATATTTCTCTACGTTGTTTATTAGCTTGTCGTTCCCAACATACATCAACATAAAGTTATTTACTATATCATTCAGCGAAACATATTGATAAGAACCCCAATTCTCATCATTAGGCGTATCTCCGCTGTTATTATAGTATTGATATCCGTTTAAATATGCCATATTATCCTTCTAATTGCGTTTCTTTAGCTTCTAATCCTGCCCCCAAGTTCACTACTTCAGGTTCTCTGATTGACATACCTGCGTATTCTAATATCTTATTAACCAAAGATGGCTCATCTTGGTATGGTAACTCAAAGTCTTGATAATCTCCTGCTGATTGGTCAAAAACAGGCTCTCCTGCAACGATATTAACATAAGTCCATTTAGGGTCTTTTGGCAGTCTTATATATTGCGATGATATACCTGATGTAATAGTGGTTGGATATATAGATACAGTCTTACCATTTAATACATAAGATGGATTATATATATTTGGAGCAGTTAAGTTTGAGCTTAATAGGTTAAGTATTTTCTCTTGTGAAACTTTGCCTACCTCTTTGTTGTTATATCTAACGGTATTAAGATAATAATAATCAGCAGGAATAGAGAAGTCAGAGTTAGTTGTATGAGTTAAATTCGCTATTACAGAGAATTTATCTATAATAAGCTCTAATTTCTTAACTATATCAGCATAACCACTATTTGATGTTCTTTGATTTTGTTTAGTAATCCAAAGGTTAAACTTAAAAATATAATCTTCAAATAAGTCAAGTTGAGCTTGCTTGGCGTATAAATTAAAATCTTCAGGCGTGATATACCCAAAGTTATTCTTATTAGCAACCGCCATTACTGTACTTCTTACAGAATTTATCATCTTAAAAACTTTTTACAAAGATAACAAAAAAAAAGCACTCCGATTAAAGAGTGCTTTGTGGTTTACGACTTGTTCTCAAGTAATCTCAAGACCTCAAGCCCTTCATCGCTTTGCATATACGATGAAACTATGTAGATAGCATCTTCCCCATAAGGGATAGTTAGTAACTTTTTCTTATTTTGTGGTAAGTTAAAGTAAACGTCTTTGTTTTTGTTTCTCAACATCAACAATCCTTGCTCAAAGAATTTAGCGCATTTGTTTTGTAATTCAAGCATAGGGTCATTCAGCATTTCCAAGAAACTAACAGGGTTGTTTTTAGCATAAACCAAAACATCACGTTTCAATTCAACTGTACTCATTTTATCAATTTTAGCACCAAGTAAAACTCTAGCAACTGACTCTAATAACTCAAGAGGTAACTCTCTCGCTGCAATTTGAGCATCTAAAGAGTAGTTTAATGTTTCTACGTCTTTGTAAGCATCTTTTTCAGTATTAACTTCCTCAAAAGTACTTCCAAATTCAGGGTGTAATTCTAAAAACCTCTGTAATACAGGGTTGTTTTTAGGTACGTGCAACGCACCATCAATAAAGGTAATAGGCTCAAGTATAGCATTACCATCTTGCTCGTCTTCAAAAGGCGATTTCTGATTTACTGCATATCTTAAAGGTCTGTTTTGTTTTTTGTCTTCATCAAAGTAATACAAAGGAGACCTTGCTGTATTACGTGAAGCAATCATGTAAGAAAGTGGTGCTACGCCATTCTTTAAAATGTAAGTCTTATCCACTAAAGGAGAATCTGTTTTTTTCATTTGATACAATTTTAATTTATTTAAAAAATAGCAGGGGTTTTACCCCCTGCTTATTATTGTTAATCCTTACGATTTGAACAAGAAGAAGTTATTAGCTCCTAATGTACATAAAGCTCTTTCTGATAAGAAATGAACCTCCATCGCATCTAAAGAAGATGTTACAGCACCACCAGCAGAACCAGTAATCCAAGTTTTGTAACGTCTGTCTTCAGTTTCAGAAGCTCTATATCTTACGTGCAAGAAAGGTCGTTTAGCATTTTTACCTAATACTTGGTCGTAAACAGTTGTAGAACCTGCTGGAACTAAAACTCCATTTACTTGACCTCCAACAATTCCACCTCTTAAAGCAGCATCGTTTAAGTATTTCCAATCAGTTTTGTAGAAATCGTAACCTCTACGGAAACCTGTAAATCCTAAATTAAGAGCCATTTTCTCATCATTGTCAAACAATCCATAAGAAGTACCAGAAGCACCGTAAGAGTTTTGGTGTGCTAACATATCGTTAATATCGTTAGAAAACTGACGATTTAAGAAAATAGCATTTTCTTCGATAGCTCCTTGTTTGTCTAAACGTTGGATAATAGTATCAAAATCAGCTAATGTAGTTGGGTTACCACCTGACCAAACATTTCCTCTGTTTTTAACAACATAGAACAAACCTTCAGTACCTTTAGCAGTTGCGATAGCACCTGAACCAGCTTCAGCAGGAACACCTTCTACCATTGCCATTTCTAAATAGTCCTCAAATCTCAAACGAGTTTCGTGTTCTGATTTAATATACCATAAGTAACCAGTTGCTCCGTTTTCAGTAGTAACTTCAACCCAACCAATTTGAGCCATATCAGAACCTGATACCGCATAGTGGTCTTTAATAATGATAGGAGAGTTAGAGAATATTACATCAGATGCTTCCAATGATTCTGTCATTCCCTCTGTTCCTTTTTTGAACTCTGAACCATAAACAAAAGCAGATACTGTTTCAGCAGCACCAAATGTTTGTCCAGGACCTTCGTAGTAAGCTACATCAAAAGTATTAGCAGCATAGTTAACGCCTGTGATAATAGCTTTGTTTGAGTTAGCAGCTACTGAATTTGATGTTAAAAATACAGTTTGTCCTACTCTAAACGCAATACCTGTTGTAGAAGTAACAGCAGGATTTAATACGTCGTTCACGATAATTGTTGCTGTATCTGAACCAGCAGCGAAACCAGTTGCAACACAATTAACATATTTAGTGTGTAGACGCCCTTGTTCTGCCCATTTGATAAGGTCAGAGTTAGATGGCATCTCTGCTCCAACGATTCTTAAGAAAGATGCGATAGAACGATTACCATAACGCTCAAATTCTTTCTCATATGTATCAGGAAGATACTGATTCAAGAAGTTGAAGTTAGTGATGTAGTTTGATGCTAAAGTTTTCTTTTCAGCACTCGGTTGTAATTCATACCCTGGGGTAGATAAAACGCTTCCAGCCATTTTGTGTGTTTTTTAAAAATTATTTTTTACTTTTAATTCGTAGTCCTCGACCAGCATCATCGTTCAATGACTTTACTTGAAAACCTGAATTAGCCATAGGTGCGGGAGCATTTCTGACTTCCATATCTATATTCTTAATGTTTCGAGCGCTATCTAATAACGCATCTGACTTCCCTTGTTCGTAGAAGTACTTTGCTAATTTATCAGGATTCATAGCAGCAGTCAAAGCACGATGGTAGCCAACTGCATCTTTAATTAAACCATTCTCATCTAAAAATTTAGATATGAAATTGTTAACATTAGATTGAGAAGCTCGAAGTTCGTTTGCATCACCTGCTGAAAACTTTAATCTTTTATCTCCTAAATCGAACTCAAAACCTTTAAATTCATTAGAGAAAATTTCATCTGTTTTCTTTTGGAAATACTCTGATTTCTTTTGTGCCTCTTGTTGGTACGTTTGTGATTCTTGAACGTATCTCTTGTAAGCATTGTAATTTTCTTTTTCCTCGTCTGAAACTAAACCTCCTCTTGACTCAAGAGGCGTTTTGTATGTTTCTTTAAGGTCATTAAAATATTTCTTTGCTTTAGCAAGTTCTTTCTTTTTAGCTAATTCTTTCTTTTTGATAACTTTCTCGTCATCAAAATCTTCGTCATAACCGAATTTATCTTCAAGAGTATATGCAATATCCTCGTCGTCTAAATCTTCTTCGATTTGTTTGTAATATTCAGCTAATAATTGGTTTGGGTCAACGCTATCGTAATCTTTATTAAGTTTAACAAAGTCGTCAATCCCTCTCCCTGTTTCTTTCTTAAATTTAAAGAAAGCTGAAACATCCTCTGGTAATTCCTCTTGTGCTTGTCTTTCAGCAACAAGTTCATCAATAGAGTTTATTTCTTTATTATACCTATTCTTAATATAGGTAAGAACGTCGTCGTCTTTTATTTCAGGAAACTCTATTTTAGTTCCCTCTTCTTGTTGTTGTTCTTGCTCATCAGCCCTTTGCTGTATAGCTTCTTGCTCTTGGGCGTGTTTGTCTAAAAGCTCTTGTTCGATTTGTTGTACTGACTTTTCCTCGCCAACACCCAAATCTCTTACTGTAAATTCTCCCATTTGATTTAATTTATTTAATTTATATAATGATACTTAACATAACTAAAACGTTCTTGTTCTATATAGTTATTTATAACATTTAAAGCATCATCGTAAGTTTCTTTAGAACAATATGTTTTTTGCCAAACATCACCACCATATCTTGCTATTAATATATTGAGATTTTCATCAAAATCAATAGCTCTCCATTCACTTTCTTTATATTCTACTTGAGGTATAAATTTATTAATTGAAACCTCTTTAATTCTAAAATTCTTATTTTCCATTTGATTTAATTTTTGCAAAGTTATTAATTATAATTATGTATTATCGAGGCGAAAATTGAGCTAAATCAAAACCATCTAAACTATCATTCTCACTTTCAAAGTCGATAGGTGGTAGGTTGTTTTTTCGTTGCTCTATTAGCTTCGATTGTTGTGTATTTTGCAAAGTTACCCTTTCATCTTTTGCTTGTTCTTTAAGGGTATCTTTCATCTGCATATTCTTAACGTCTAATCCTTTAAGTTGCATATTCATTTGGAACTCAACTTCCATCAAGTGATATTTAAGTTCAGCTTCTTGTTTCATCTTCTCAATCTCATACTGCGTTTCAGCTTGTTTAACTTGCATTTTAGCTTGTGCTTCCGCCTGTATGTTTTGTAATGATGTTTGAGCAGCCATTTGTTGCGACTGCATTTGAATCTGACCTTGCGCTTGTTGTTTTTGTTGTTCGTATGCTTGTTCTGCTTCCTCTCTTCTTTTCTTTTTAAGTTTAAGAAGTTGGTTAGCAAGTTTTATATTCTTAATCTCTCTAATGTCAATAGCATCCTCTAATCCAATTTGGTCTCGTTGAAGTGCCATTTGGATATTTGCTTCAAGTTGTGCTTTTTCAGCTTCATCAGGCGACATTTCTATAAATATACCAAAATCATAGATATACAAGTCTTTAATATCGTCTAATATAGATATATTGTATTTACCAATTTGATTAGCAAACTGCTCTTTGAAATCTGAAAACTCTAATACATCGGCTACTCTTAATGAAACTGCTTCTGATAATGTTCGTGTTAAATATAAACTTCCTTCGAGTATGTGTCTTGTGGCTGTATTTGAGTTAGCAGCAGCAAGTTTTTGTACACCAACTAAAGCATCAGGGTCAGGCATACTTCCATCTCTTGCTTCATTAAGCCCTGTTACATCTCTAATCATGCTCATATAATGATTATATGTACCGACTAATGAACTTATTTTACCTTGACCATTATTAGAGTTAAGCTCTGTAATAGGTACTCTTGCATTATTAAACTCTCCATCTTGAGTGTATGAACGACCAATAACCGAACCTGTTTGGAAGTATAATCTTAAAGCATCCTCTGGATTATATGCTTGTCCGTTTCCTAAATCAACTTCATTAATACCATCAGCATCAATAAACACTCCATCAGGAACTAATTTAGCAAGTACTTGTTGTAGCTTTAAATGCGTAATTTGAATCATATCAGCAAACGTAGTCATTCTACGTACTAACGATTCAATTCTTCCTTTATACATTCTTGGTGCAACAGCTATATAGTTAGGCATCGCATATTGCGAAGCTGACTTTGGTCGAACCATATTCTTTGATAACTCCCATTTAAGAATGTAGTTAGTTCCCATAACCATCACTCCTTCGTACCAAACATCAATACGTTTTTCTACCTTCTCAAATCTACCTTCTTCCATCATTTCTTGTGGTGGATTGAAAGTATCTTCTTTAGGTATCATTTTAACTACTCCGTTTTCGGTTATCTTTTTCTTGTAAACAATTTTTTTAGTAGTTTTGTAATTGTAGTATAATAATGTTGCTGAATCTCTATTAAATAAACTATTGTTGTAGTATTGAGATGCGTTATAATAATTATACCAAGACTGACTATGTAAAGATATTTCTTCAAGTTGCTCTACTGTTAAAGTTGGGTCTATTTTTAATAACTCTGTAATAGGTACAGTTTTAATCTCTCCCCAATAAAAACAATCTTTAAAGTAAGGGTCTTCTGTGTAAGAGTAAACTATACTTGCTGGGTCAACATAATCAATTTTAATTCCCTGCCCTGGCAAAAACTGATGTCTAACTATTCCTATTCCAATAGTGGTAATATCGTAATCAACACGCTTTCTAATATCCATATACTTGTTCTCATCAAGAACAGTATTTATTGCTTCCTCTTCAGCTATCTCTATTGCAGGCTTATAGTTAAGTTGCATATAAAGATTAAGTTCTTCGTCTGTTTCGGGTAAGTCTTTTGGATTGGTATTAAAAGCATTAATTCCAAATTGAGATTGTATCTGACTTAACAATGGTTTAGCAACCATATCAGTTTCAACCATATCTTGATACTTATTTCGTTTTGCTGCCGACATAGCATCTTGAGCATACGCCTTAACGTGAAACAATCTATCCGACATTCCATTAACAACAATATCTACAAATTTTGGAATAATTGGAACTGGTGTCCAATCTAAATTAAGATAAGATAAATCTCCATCGATAGCAAGTTCATTTTTATACTTCTGAACCGATTGCTCTCCTCTTGCATATAGTCTTAATCTATGATAGTCTGTCCATTGGTCGTAAAACCTTGAGCGTTGACCATCTTTTCTAAACCATTCGTATTGAATACTCTGACCTATTTTTAACCCAAATTCAGGTGTATTTTTTTCAGCATCAGAAACGTACTGCGTAGGAAATGGTATGTTTTTAATATCTATATCTACTTTTTGCATCTAATTTAATATCTCGCTGTATGTACCTTTGTTATTATATCTTGCAAAGGTAATGCTTATTTTTGTTTCTTTTTTAGTAGGTAGGTATTGGTGCTTTTGATTAGCCATAATAGCTAACCCTGAACTAATTGCAGCATCAAACCTTGTTCTGTCATTTATATCAAACTTTGCCCAATCCTCTAACGTTCTTGAAAAGTACATAGAACCCATTTCATCAGGGTCTCTATAAGTTCCTTCAAGGTCAAGTCCAACGTGCTTCTCTATATACGTTTCAATAGCTGATGCGTGTGATTGCTTAACATCTTCCGATGAGTTAGGTATTCCACCAAGCTCTCTCTCTGTTTTTGATAGGTTGTTGTAATGTTTATCGGGTCTATTCATAGAGAAACCTCTATACCCTCTATTTTTAAAGTGATATAGTAATCTTTGCTTATTATTCTCTATAAGAATAGGCATACCATAAAACACACAAGCCATTAATACCTCTTCAAAGAATATTTCAGCAGTCTGCGGTCTTGCGATATACTCAAGAAAGAACTGATTAGTAGGAGCATCGTCCATGTGAAACTTTGTCATTCCATGTAGCGACCCATTTGACCCCCTATTACCAACTGTTCCTGATATATCATAAGGGTCGCAACCAAATGAACCTATATGTTCATTGCCAGGGTACTTTACTCCGTTTTTAATAACAACATTATTCATTAAATATTGATTTGGTAACCACGAAACAAGGAAACGACCTCGTATATCAGGTGTCCATATTACTTTAGAGTCTTGTATTCCATCTTTCCAATGAAACGAACCTCTTGTAAGTACTCTGTCTTTAATTAAAGAGTCGTTATAGTCTATTTGATGGTATATTTTAGTAAGATTAAATAAAGAAGATTTAGATTCATCTCTAAATGCGTGTCCTTGCGTTCTTGGAAATTGTCGATAGAACTCATTTAACGCATCAGGGTCGTTTTTAAGTGAATTTACCTCGTTATTCCAATAATCTATTGCTCCTATCTTAATTGGTCTGTTATCTACGCCTAAAATTGGCTTTTCAGGTGTTGTAAATACAGGATGTCCATATCTATCAATATATCCTTCAAAATTCCATTCCATTGGGATAAATAAAGAGTACATTCCTGACTTTGTTTGACCATTGCTATTTCGTGTAGCTGGGTTTGAATCTTCAAATAGCTTTTTAAAGTTTTCCCCTCCTTTATTTAATGCGTTTGATGTTGAACCCATCATACATTTACCAATAATTCTACTACCTAAACGCAAACAAGTCTTAGTAACTCGCCAATTATTAAGAATATTATCAGGCTTCATCCATTTGCCCGATTCGTCGTGTATTAATAACTTTAATTTCTCTCCATCATAAGAGTTATCTCCTGTATTTTTCCAGTCAATAGACGTATCAAGTCCTTCAATGTTTGAATTATCGTCTTCAAACATATTTTTTTTAGTAATTTTTGATGCAGGTACTCGATATGCTAACTCTGTTTTAGGCTTATCCATACCATCCATAATAGGTTTAAAGAAAAATGGATAATTTGAGGATATAGGAACTACTTTATCAGTAAACATTGTCTTTGCATCAGACCCTGTTTTAGATAATATACCTATTCTTGCATCTTTAGCTAATGTTGCTACATTAACAGACTCTGCTGAACCCATAAATGAGAATCCAGAACGTCTAATTTTAAGATATATCATTCCAAAACACCTATCATCAGCCTTACAAGCCTCCCAATAGATAAAAAATAGTCTGTTTGCTTCTCGAAAGTCAGGATGTCCAACGTCTATCTTTGTCCATTGAAGGTACATATAGTGTGAGCCTGTAATGTAGGTAGGTACTCCGTTATTCATAAAGAACATTCCATCTTCCCTACGATTAAACTCTCCTTCAATGTAGTCAACCCATTTTGATTTAAACTCTTTTGGCATAGAGTGCCAAGTGAATATAGTTTTTATGTTTGAAAGTTCTTTAGGATATTGAGCAGCTTCCCAATATTGATTTTCTTTTTTTTCGTCCCTTTTATACACTATTTTTGGGACAGATGGTAAAGCTATATTAATTCCATTTATATTGTAAACCTCTCCAATAGTGCCATCTTTAGATATAATAACCATATCAAACTTCTCGTCATAACCATACGCCCAAGACTTTGCTTGATTTCTTTTAACAAGCACACTTGATGGAATATAATTTTGAATTACAGAATGAAGTTTACTTTGACCTTCCTTCTGCAAAACCTCTAATGGAAGGTTCTTTTGGTTTTTCAGATTCGCCATCTAATAATGATTTTTCTTGTTCTATTCTGGTAAGTATAGTAAAGGCATCTTCTATTGCCAAGCGTTTTGCTGCCGCTGCGTTCTTAAGTCTATCTGATGCTAAATCACTTCCATCATCGTTAGGTTTAAGTATCTGCTCTTCGGCAACTTTTATAAGTTCTTCAACAGCTTTATAACCTGCGTTTATTATTCTTAACTTTAATTCCATTTTACCGTTATGTTTTTAGTAAACATTCTATAAAGTTTCTCTCCTTCTATAATAAATGGATATTCGCTATCAGGTTCAAAAGAAACTTCATCTCCTACATTTAATCCTAAATCTAATAACTCTTGATTAATGTATTTTATTGTTCCTATCAATGGTTCTTCAGTCCCTGGTTTAAATATGTAAGACTCTTTTTTCTCTGATGGTTTTATAAAGCAGTATTTAGAATGTGCTTTCCATTGGTCATTATGCTTATATAGAAAAAATTGGTCGTTTTCTATAAAAAACAAATCGTCTTTAAAGAATGAAAATCCGCTTTTCTGTCTGCCTTTCATATCGTAATATATTTTAAATACGTTATGATGTACAAGCAAAGTATCTCCAATAGATATATCTCCTTTGTAGCCGATAGGAGTTTCAACTACTTCTGCAAAGCGATTAGATGAGGTATGGTCTTCTTGTGATGTACTTGTTATAAAGTCAACATCACCAAGTTTTTTTACATTATCATACCTTCTCCCATTTACAGGTTTAACTATAAAGTAAAATGGTGATTTCATTTAGAAATTTATATTGTATTCAATAGCGTATGGCATATTTGAATTAAACTCTTTCCATAATAGGACTTCATCGTTTTTTTCAATCCATACCTTTAAACTTAATTTTTCAGAGTCAAATTGTATAAGGTGTATGATATAGCTTTTATCTAATACGGACTGTCCTACAACATAGTGCATAGCATCATTTTTGTAGTCTTGACCAATAGATATTTTTCTAATATCATTCATTGATTTCCCCTGTTTCTAAATTAACGGTAATGTTTCCGTATTTTTCTGTCATTTCTTTTTCTGTATTGACAAAATCGGAAGATAAAGTTTCAAGTTCGGAGAATGCAATATTTTTTTTATTCTCTAAATTTCTTATAGCTATTTCAATTTCAGCTATATTGTTCTTAATTGAGCTTAATTTTTTGTTTAAGTCTCTTAAGTTTTCTAACTCTTGAGTTTCTAATACTTTCATTTGATTTTATTTTTTACAAAGATAATCAATTTTTTGTTTGATAATTTCTATGTCTTTTTTCATAGCTTTATGGTCTTTTAAAGATACTTTATCTATCTTTATATCTTCATATAGCTTTAATAATATTTCCTGTGTTTTAGAGTCTATTTCAAGGTCTTTAGATAATTTAGCAGAATCTTTTGCTGATTGACTACTGCTCGCCATTAATATCAAAGGAGTAGCATAAGCTGCTTCAGTTGAAAAAAATAAGTTAAGCAATATAAATGGATATGGGTCAAAGTGTTTAAAATAAGCAACTATATTTAAAACAATCCAAAATAAAACGACTACACTTTGTATTACAATAAAAGTCCAACTACCTATAAAAGAGGTTATTTTATCAGCAAATTGTATTCCTATTTGTTTAAACTTTGTCATCACTAATTTCATAATCTAAATATTGAACTTCTTTTGGAATTTCAGTATCTAATATTTCAAACACTTTTGGATTTGTAATAATAGTAATATGTTTTTCCAAAGGCTCTTCGGCTATAACTATTGTATATGGCAATAAGTCTTTTATGTGAATGTGTCGCATAATTAAGAAGTATAATATTGTAAAGTTATATCGCTATATAAATAAGCTGCTGCAACTGCTGTTGATAGTACTTCAAACCCATTATTGGTAGAGTTGATTCTCAACACTACCCTTGCAGTAGCTGATGGAATAGCTGTCAAGTTAATCCCTAAAAATCCTACACCACTATATAGGATATTATTTGCGCTACTCAAACCAGTTGGTTTTAAAGGAGTAGGACAATCGCTTGGAAGTGTCATATTTACAGCTGACAATAAAGTTCCTGCGTTTGCATAAACTAAAGTTATTTTTAACGTTACTAAATTGCCTATTTGAGTCCAGTTGTATGAAAAACTAGTAGCACCACTTGGAGGAGTTGTTCCAGTCCACGTTATAGTTCCAGTATATGCTTGTTGCCCTATGCTTTTATATGTTGTTTCGGTTGCATTGGCAGTAGCATTGGTGTTATTAACTCTAAACGAATAAGCTGATGTTGATTTATCTTGTTTATTATTAAATGTAGTCCAATCAGTAGATGATAAAGCACCTCTGTTTGTAGCAGAAGCTGTTGGTACATTTAAAGTTATAACAGGCGTTGTTGTTCCTGTTGCTACACTTGATGATAGGTCTGTTCCACTTGTTGCTAATGTTAAAGCTGATACTGATGTAACAGTACCATTAGTACTTGATGTTCCTGCTCCAATAGCTGTTCTAAATGTAGAAGCATCTAACGTGGATATTGTATTGTCAGCATTTATTCTAACAAATGTAATGGCTGAGGGGTTTGTTAATGTAAAAAAGTTATCTCCCACAGTTGTTGAACCTAAATTAGTTCTTGCTCCTGAAGCTGTATTAGCTCCTGTACCACCTCTATTCAAAGCGACGTTTACACCATTCCAAGTGGCAGATGTTATTGAGCCTCCATAATCAAATGTATTAGTTGACCAACTTACGTTTGATGGCGATTGAAAATGTGTGTCCCAACTACCAGCAGATGTAGAGTTATCTATTAATGTTAATACTAAATACCCTCCTGATGGTACTGATTTAACTAATGTGTTTGAATTGTTATTAACAGATATTGCTCCACTACTTTGATTATTATTAAAATAAAAATCAGAACCATTTGGTAGAGTAGTTGCATCAGGAAGTTTTATAACTTGCCCACCACTACCTGTTACTAAATAAGATGGTGTTGAGTTTAATGTTAAAGTTATTTGAATACCTGATGCTACGACTGAAGTGAATCCATCAAAGAAATTGTTTGCACTTACATTGTTTGAGCCATAAGTACTATAAGTAACATAAGTATTTGTATCTAAAGCAAATGTACCAGCGGCAGTCATTTTCACAAATGGTGTTCCACTTGTCCAAGTAGGGTAGTTTAATGCTCCCCAAGTACCTACTGTTGGTATAGTTGGTGCGCCTGTAAGTTTACTATACGCTAATGATGTTAACCAAGATGGGTTAGCATAACTTCCTGATGATAATAAATCTCCAACACTCCAAGACCTATTAGCTGTAAGGTCAAGCGTTGTTCCGTTTATAGTTAATGTTCGTGATGTAGGAACACCTCCTAATCCTGATAATGTATATGTAGGAACGTTTAATACTCCTGATACAAGAGTAGATGAACCTGATGCTCCTGTTGTAGTAAGCGAAACAAAATTACTCGCTGATGGCGTAGGTATGTTTAAAACATTTCCTACAAATGTAGCAACGCCTGTCCCTATTGTAGTAAGTGTTATAGGATTTTGTTTAGAGTTCCATGTAGTAGCACTTGCTATTCTACTGTCAGCTAATGTACCTGTCCATCCTAAAGTTAAAGATACTCCTTGCAATAAAGCAGTAGATGGACTACCGCCTAATGTTAATGTTACATTTGTATCGTCAGTCTTTGTTAAAGCTGATGGTGTGAAAGATGGAATATCAGATGTTAAAGCAAGTGTGCCATTTGCATCTTGTAATTCCCACTTTCTATCTGCTGTAATGTTAGTAAATGATAATCTTCCTAAATGCGGTATAGAGCCAATTGACCATTTTGAAAAAACTGTTTGATTATCAGCATCAGCAGAAGCTCTATATCCAAATAAATTAACGTTTTTGTATATATTATTTAGTCCAATTTCAGCACCAAATCCATTTACATAATTAGCCGTATTACCTTGCAAAACCTGTATTCCAAAAGCATTTACAGAATTTCCTGTATTAGTGGTAGCTGAATTTTCACCAAAAGCGTTTACATGGTATCCCGTGTTAAATTTACCAGCCAAAGTGCCTTGAAAGTTATTACCATTTACTAAGTCGTGATTATTATCTAATACTTGTTGTAATGTTGGCGTGTAAATATCGTCAGTAGTAGCTATTGTATAACTACCTGTTGTTTTATTAGGAAATTGAAGTACAACATTGTTGTTTGTTAAGTTGGTTGCTTTTAATTTACCTTCATTTCCTAATTTATTTATTAAAGACAAATAAGGAGAACCTAATGAGTCGGTAGCCTGTAAAGATATTGTTCCGTTGTAATTATTGTTGGTAGAATCGCTTGAATCAATATAAAACAAAGACTCTTGACCATATATACTTTTACTTAACGTATTAAAAGATGAGCTTATTCCAAACCCATATCCTGAATAATACGAAGTATAACTTTCATTTGTAGGACTTGATAAAGTTTGAAACGCTCCTAAATCTTGTATGTCATTTTGAGCAGTATAATCTCCATATTTACCTATGGTACTATTTAAAATAATATCATTAGTAGTTGTATTACCATTAGTGGTAACATCTTGCAATGTACTTGCTGATGGTGGTATATCTTGTGCTGTTATAAATGGATGTACCCCATCAGCTCCATCGTTTATAAGTTGTGATGTATGAGTAGGAGATGTATTATATTTATCTATAACTAAAGATATAATGTAGTCAAGGTCTTCTTTAATAAATCCATTACCATCAATATAGGTAAGTGTTACATTAAAGAAGTTTGGTTCAGGTAAATAAACCTCTACATTTGTTATTTTATAAAATCCAAATATATCGGTATTATCAGCTTTAGATATAACTACTTTCGAGCCATTTAAAAAGTTTAGGTATTGACTTACATCATTTCCTTTTAAAGTAAACTTACTTAATAAAAATGTTGTTATATCAGAAAAATTAACCTCTGAACCTATCTCTGTTATAAAAGATATTGTTCCTGGTCGTCTTTGTTCTAATGGCTCAAGCGTTTGATATGTATATCTTAAAAGAGTACCTATATCAATCACTTGATTATGGTTAAGATACTCCGCTACTTTATCAGGGGTAAAGTTTTTTGTAGCGTTGTAGTTCTGTGCATCAGAACCTATCCATTTATCATTACCTTGAATGTTAGTATCAACACTATATAAACTTATTTTTGTCATATATCTTGTAAGCAATATACCCTATTGCGATTAATAAAAGTACCCACCAATAACTCAACAAACTTCCTTCTCTATCACTGTCTTTACGAACTATCTCTATTTGAGTTTGTTCTTGTGCTTTAGTGTTTGTTGTAACTGCATTATCTCGTTTTTCAGATACTTTCTCGTTTGATTGAGTAGTTATATTGTTTTTTGTTTTTTTAATCTTTAAAACAGCATTTTTTATAGTTTTACCATTGTAGGTAAAAGGTTTTGTGGTATCTATTGGAACAATATCTATCTCTGATATAGATGATGTATCTACTATTTTAACGTTAGTGTCTGTGTTTATAACTACTTTAGATGTATCAACAGTAGTTTGTTCTATTTTTTTAGTGTCAATCTCTTTAGTTACGCTTTTATTAACCTTTCTTGAACCACAAGAAACAAGTAGTAGTAGTATTAATATGTATTTACTCATAATCTTTTAATTACAGATTGCTTCATCGTTTTCAGTTGGTCTGCATAATCAGGTGCTGTTGCATATCCTGCTTTTGCAATCTCTTCAAAAAACTTATCGGGGTCATTTTTAAACAGACAAGCTGTTTTATATCTTTGGTTTACATTAAAAAAACTAATATGGTCTGCAAATCCTTCCGATGGAGTTGCATAAGCTCTAAAATAATCTTTAACAATGTATTTATACTTGCCATTTGGTTGTTTGGTAACGCTTATAACTTCAGGAAACTTAACATCAGGTTTGGATAAATACTCTGTGGTAGTTATTAATTGCTTGGCTTGCCTATCTCCTTTAACCCATTTGATACCAAAGAAGTTATTGCCCAAAGCCTTCTTGCCCCAGCCACTCTCAAGCGCACCTTGAGCAAGAGTTATTAAGTGATGGAATCCAGTTTGGTCTTCTACTTTTTTAGCTTCAGGATAATATGTCTTACAAAATTCTTCTGGAGTCATTATCTTTTATTTTTTGAAAGTTTTAAATCTGCCTTATATGATATAGTAAGTATTGCAAGACTGCATAATGAACTTGTTACTAACATTGGTGTAGGTTTCATATTACAAACAGAGCCTACTATAACAACTGCAATAGAACCTAATGTTATCTTGTCTGTTATAACATTCTGCTTCCCATATCCTTTTAAAGTTTGTTCGACTTTATCTAATCTATAATTAATACTATCATTTTTTACTTGAGAGAAACAACTTATAGATATTAAGAATATAAACAATAGTTTTTTCATTTCTTGCTATTTAAAAATATTAATATTGTTCCTCCTGCAACCGCAGTAACAAATCCCAACACCCATTCTAATATTTTTATAACTTGCTTGTTTCTTATACTTTCCTCTGTTAGATGCCTTAACTTAACCTCTTGCTCAACAAGTCTGTCTTTTATGTCTTTTATTTCGTGAACCATTCCAGTATTGCCATTAGCTTGATTACCTCTCAAAGCAGATAGTATGTCAGCTAAATCTCTTTGTATGAACTTGATGTGTTCCTCCATTCTATCGAATCTGGTTTTTTCCTCTGCATTCATCTCACTCATTTGGTTTGTTTTTTAAATCAACAGTATTTAATCCTAATGCAGCAATAGTAACAGTCAATAAAGCACCAATAGAAACTGTATCTCTATTGGCTATGGCAACACTACAAAGCGTTAAGTATCCTATAATTCCACAGAACGCTTTAGGGCATACTTTATTGTCTTTATCTATAAGGTCTCGAAATAATCCCATATTACCAAAGAGCTACTAAATTTGAAATATAACTTGAGATAACTCTTAAAACTTGAACAGGAAGAATCATTGAAGCATTTGCATCTCCGCATTTTTCAAAAGTAATATCATCACCACTAATGGTTAATACTTGAATAGTTGATGGAGTTCCAGAAGGAATATAAATTGAGCAACCTTCATTTGGAGTTGAAACGTATAGCGTATATGAAACACCTGACCCTGACCCAATATCATCAGATAAAATCAAAGTATGACTATCAACAAAGCCAACAACAGTAGATATACTTCCATTTGCTATAATAATATTACCTATCAAGTTAGTTGTGAATGTAACCGAAGTATCTTTTAATTGATTAGCAGAAGCTACTCCTGTGGTTACACTTGATAGTCCTGCATTCGCAGGGTTTGGAATATTGACTGTTGAACTTGGAATTACAGGAATTGCTCTTCCGTAATGCGTTTTTAAATACTGCATATTACTTTAATATTTTGTTTATTAATAACTTTGGATTGTTTAACGCTTGCTTTCTCTTAGCACAGCCACAATCCTTACCTGTTTTTTTTGCAACGTAATCAACAGCAGCTTTAACTCCTATAGCTTTAGTTACTTTTTCTATTCTATCGCCTAATGCCATTACTTTCTTTTTTTAGTAATCATCATTTTAACATTAGTAATATCTCTTTCTTTAGCCATTTCTCTTGGGCTTTCAGAAGACTCTTTACCTGTTTTAGTTTCTTTAGATAAATGTCTTGCCATTATAGTAGACTTTGTTCTTAATCCACCACCTGACATAGCAGTCATAAAGTTCTTTTTCATTACTTTACTTTTTTAAGGTTAGCGTTTGCTTTCTTTGCAGCAGGTGATGCTTTTCTTGTTCCAACAGCCAAAATAGCAGAAGCATTTTTCATTGGTATTCCTTGTTTCTTTGAGATAGATACCGCAGCAGCTTTAAATCCCATTCCTTTTTTTTCTTTCATTATTTTACGTTCTTGTTTTTATTATTTACTTTTTCATACTAACAATTCCATTTCTTTAAAGCTAACGCTTTTCTTGTCGGCTCTCCATTTGGTTTCTTCATAGGCCCTTCAACGCCTGACATTCTTGCACAGAATGATTTTCGTCTATTAGCATCTTTACTACCTGGCTTTAATTCAGATGGCTTCTTTGTAACCGCAGTCTGTAAATGACTTCCTGTCTCTCTGTTGTATTTAGCAACACCTTTCGCAGTAAGACCACCACTCTTTGATTTCTCTCCTCTTCCTATTGATAATGATACTGACTTTTTCATTTCTTTACGTTTCCTTTCAAGTAAGACATCTTACCTTTCAATGATGACTTTCCTTCGTATTTATCAGCTTTAGATAAAGCGATTGCTACTGCTTGCTTCTGTGGTTTGCCTGACTTAATCTCTGTTTTAATATTGTCAGATATAACTTTCTTTGAGCTTCCTTTCTTTAACATTATACTATACTTGTTATTATTCCATTCAAAACCGTTATTGTTTTTCCATTATTTGATGTAAACGTTCCGCTTGCACCTGACTGCAAAGCAATAGTTCCATTAGCATTAGGTAACGTATATGTTCTATGAGCAGTAGCTGAAGTAGCATCAAACTTAATATCAAAGTTTGCTTTCTTAAATGACATAAATCCTGCTGCACTTGATTGAATTAACTTCCTTGTGTTTGTTGGTGCGCCAATAATAGTAAGCACATCATCATCAATCGTCATCTTGCCATATCCCAACAATGTAGGGTCGTATATATTAAGTTCAGAAACATTTGTCTCCAAACCAATGGCAAACATATCAGAAATCATAAAATTCTTCGTAGCATCTGAATTATGCTTGTCAGTTCCAATCAGTACATCATCTCCTTCAGGACTTGAAATGTTTGGATACAAACTTATTTTTGTCATCTTTAGTTTCTTTTATTTATCTTTGCAAAGATAATAATTAAATTTATATGAAAATAAGAAAGGTAATTACCAAAATATATTACAGACGTACTCCTGAACATGATTGGTTAAAGTATTTCAGAGTAGTTCGCTTCTGGGTTCGTGAAAAATATGGAATAGGATATCCCGAACTTGAGATGTTATTATTCCTTTACGGAGAAAACTTATTCACAAGGTCAGACTTCAACGATTTCCAAAAAGTTATGTGTTGGGACATATCCAGATTTGATAAACTGCTACGTGATGAATGGGTTATTAAATGGCGTACAAGACACGCACGCACCGAGTCTGATTTATACACCCTATCTTTTAAAGCAAAGCGTGTAATAAATGCTTTCTATAAAAAGCTATGTGGTGATGACATTATTTCTGAAAACCCACAAAACAACCCTATATTCAAAAAAAATACGTCTACACAATATAAATCGTATAAACGTATGATTGAAAAAATGAACGAAGCTACAAGACAACGACGACGTCAGTCTCTCGAATAATCGTTACCATCTTATCCTCTAACAACACGCTATATCCTGCTCTCGCATCGTAGTATATAACGTCATTGTCATTTATCACTGATACATCCGTACCAACCTTTACCACATTAGCCTTTTTATAACGCATCTCCTCTGCATCTGCTCCTGATAACAACAATCCTGATGCAGTCTCTAATTGCTTCTCTATCGGCTCTATTAATATATATTTACTTATTGGTTTCATTATGCTCTTGCCATTGTTATAATTGCGTTAGTACTTAACACCGTAGTAGCGACACTCACAGCGTTCTCAAATGCGTTCTTCGTTACCTTCAATGGGTCTATAATCCCCATCTTAAACATATCGCCATACACCTCGTTCTTTACATCATATCCATGATTATCTGTCTTTTGAGCGTTAATCATTATATCAAACCCATCCTTACCAGCGTTCTCAAGTATCTGCAACAATGGTGTTTCAATAGCTTTAGAGATTATCTGTCTCGCAACATACTCATTAACATTCAAACTATCAAACAACTCATCAGTCTTGGTACTTATCTTATCCGCTATATTAAACAAAGCTAATCCACCGCCAGGTAATATACCTTCCTCTAAAGCAGACCTTACAGCACAAACAGCATCATCAACTCTATCAAACTTCTCCTTCTGCTCTATGTCTGAGTTACCACCAACATATATCACCCCAACACCACCTGTAAGCGAAGCTATCCTCTCCTTAACAGCATCTCTCTCCGACTTCTTATTACTCAAGTTATGTTGAACCCATAACTGCTCAACTCTTTCGCTTATCTCTTTACTCATAGCATTAGACCGAACTATAACACTCTTGTCTCTATCAACTATAATCCTATCCGCCTTCCCCAAGTCCGCAAATGTAATTAAACTCAAGTCATCCCCTGTCTGCTCACTAAAATACTTCGCTCCAACAGCCAACGCTATATCAGCCATCAACTCCTGTTGCTTATACCCAAACTGCGGAGGAGCAATATTACAAAACTTAAGACCTCTCTGAACAACATTCGCTGCCAATGTGTTTATAACATTCGCCGTACAAGGTGCTATAATCAATAACTTCTTACCATCATTTATAATAGGCTTCAACACACTCTCAATCGACAATATATTATTTATCTCTTGGTCTGACAC